TTAGCTAAGATGGAAGCCATGGGACAAATGGGGAATGCAGATGAAGCAACTGAAGAAGATACTGGCGAATTTGAAACAGAGCTTGATGACATTCTGGATGAAATTGAAAGTGAAGGTGAAGACGAGGATAAAGAAGTAAAAAAGGGTAAAGGGGAACGGCTTAAATTAGCCGCAGGTGGTGCTGTTTCCCCTAAACCTGATCCTTTTGGTGTACCGTTTTCTGTAGAGAGATACAGTAAAGAGGGTGAGAAAGATGTATTTATGCCTACGTTTGGTGGGCAAGCACAAGCTACTATACCTGAAGGATTTCAAAAGAGTACAAAGGTACAAAGCTTTGGTGGTGTATTCCGTAAACCAGAGGAAGCACAGCAGACAGTTACAGCATCTTTAGGTTTACCAACATCTGCAACTAAGAAAGCTGCAACAACTACAGATCTTACTAAAACTGAAACAGTTATTCCTGATGCATATAAAGATTTAGATACAGATACAGATACAAATAAGTATCTTATGGATCTTGCAAAGAAAGACGAGGAAAAGTACGCATCAGAAAATGCAGCTAAAGGTAGAGCATGGGGTCCGGGTATGACACTGGATAACCCATTTAAAGATGTAAAAGATCTAGGTACTGTATCTGTACAAACAGGTGTAGATACTGATGGTATTCCTATTTATGAAGATCGACCTGCCTCTCTAACAGATTGGGTATTAAAACAAACAGATCCAGCTTCAGCGAAGATTGCAGAACTTGTATCCCACAAAACTACAGATATACAAAAACTTGAACAGAATGGTGACGTATATTATCAGATATCTGGAAAGACAGGTGGTGCAAATAGAGAAAGAATGACACAGGTATACAAAGCAATAGATGATAAACTTGTACCTGTAGGTAAAGCTACTTTTTATAAAGGTGCACACCCGGATGCAGCAAAGGTAAAGGGTATTGCACAAGTCGCTGGTATATTTGCTGCCCCATTTACTGCAGGTTTATCGACTAGTATAGGTTCTGCTATTATGGGGGCAGGTGCAGTTGGGGCACAGACTGTTGGTTCAGCAATACTAGGTGCTACATTTAATGGATTAACCGCTGCAGCTACTGGAGGTAATATTGGAAAGGCTATGTTAGGAGGTGCAGCAGCAGGTGCCCTTAATGCAAATGCCGGTGAAATTACTTCAGCAATCATAGGTGCAGAGAATTTAAATAGCATTGCTACTACACTTAATTTAAAACCCTCACAGGTGTCTAATATTTTTGTGGGCTCTATTGGTAGTGGCGTAACAACTGCCATACGTGGTGGCGATTTTGGTGATGTATTAAGTAGTTTTAAAGATTCTCTTATTTCTTCTGGCGTATCTGAAATAGCTGCATCCAATGTTATGAAATCTTTATCTGGAACTATGGATGCAGCTAACTTAAGAAAGATAGGCGTAGCAACTAAGATGCTTTCTAATGTGGCAATTAATGCTGCCATGAAAGGCTTAGATGTTAATACAGCTATTAAGTATTATGCACCTGTTGTAGTTACAAAAGCATTGACTGCCCCAGGTGGTGGATGATATAATAGATAGTTAGCTATAGAAGGGTGTAGCTTTCAAATAACAATAACCCTTCATTATGGGCCACCTGATGAGACAGCCCCCACTTTAAGAGGTAAATATGTCCGATCAACAACAAGAAGTGCAACAAGTAAAAGTAGCAGGTTTTATTAAACGCTCAGCAAATCACGAACGTATTAAAGAAGAAGAGGAAGAGCTGAAACAGTTGATGGAGAAACAACCCACAGAGGAAGCAACTCCAGATAATGAACCTGAACCAGACAGTGCAGAAGAACGTAGTTTTAAGAAACGATATGGCGATTTACGTAGACATTCACAAAAACAACAGTTAGATCTACAAAAGCAGATAGATGAATTAAAAACTCAACTAGAAGCAGCTACAAAGCAATCTATAAGCCTACCTAAATCAGAAGAAGAGCTAGACGCATGGGCTAATGAATATCCAGATGTAGCAAAGATTGTAGAAACTATTGCCATTAAGAAAGCACGTGAGCAGTCTAAAGAGTTTGAATCACGGCTACAAAAGATTAATGAAATGGCAGAAGAGACTGCTAAGCAGAAAGCTGAAGCAGAGCTTATGCGTTTACACCCTGACTTTGATCAGATTCGTGAACAGGATGAGTTTCATGACTGGGTTGAAAAGCAGCCTAAGTGGGTCCAGAGTGCGCTGTACGACAATGAGAATGATGCGATATCGGCAGCTAGGGCAATCGACTTATACAAAGCTGACAAGGGTATTACAGCTAAACAAACCAAGCAGTCAAGTAAAGCAGATTCAATTGCTGCAGCTCGCACTGTCAGGACTTCTAACAAGGCTCGTCCTGAGTTTGAGTCAGAAGACGGGGTATTTTACGAGTCTCAAGTAGAAAAAATGTCTTCACTTGAGTACGAAAAGAATCAAGAAGCTATTATTGCAGCTATTCGTGCAGGTAAATTTGTGTACGATAAAACTGGTTACGCAAGGTAGTGAGTACTTCACGCACGTTAGTAAGTACTTCACGCAAGGTAACTTGACAAATTCAAATTAGCTACATATAACAATAGCAATTAACGTAGATACTGCCGCTGTGTATTCAGTCAACCAGTATCTACGATAGTAGTAAGCGCAGACAATGAACTGACAGACTTACCTGACAAGACACTAGCCCAGTTATTTTACTGCACCTAGTTGAAGCAGCCTCTGTAGTAAGTGTTTAAGCGTATTTATATTCTTATTCATTTATCTTAGGAGGATAAATCATGGCTTTTCCTAAAGCTGCTGGTTACGGCAATCTGCCCAATGGCAATTTCAGCCCCGTAATCTATAGCAAGCAAGTACAACTTGCATTCCGTAAAGCTTCTACTGCAGAAGACATCACCAACAGCGACTACTTTGGTGAAATCGCTAACATGGGCGATTCAGTTAAGATCATCAAAGAGCCTGAAGTTTCGGTTCAGTCTTATGCTCGTGGTACACAAATCACTGCACAAGATCTTGATGACGAAGACTTCACCCTTGTCGTTGATCAGGCAAACTATTTTGCATTTAAGATTGATGACATCGAAGCAGCTCACAGCCACGTAAACTTCATGGCAATGGCATCTGATCGTGCAGCTTATCGCTTGCGTGACCAGTATGACCAAGACGTTCTTGGCTATCTCACTGGTTTCTATCAGTCCGCTAAACACGCTAACGCTGATACCGCACGTACTACTGCTCCCGGTACTAAAGCAGTTTCTACTGCAGGTTCGGATGAACTGCTTACCTCCATGAAGCTTCGTAAAGATAGCTTTGGTAACATCACTACTGCATCTGCAGGTGATCATTCGATTCCTCTAGCTGCTCGTCTTCCCGGCGCAACTGCACTTCCAACTGCAACTGCATCACCTTTGATGGTCATTGCACGTATGGGCCGTTTGTTGGATCAGCAGTTTGTTGATACATCTGGACGTTGGTTGGTTGTCGATCCTGTCTTTATCGAATTGCTTAAAGACGAAGATAGCCGTTTGCTTAACAGTGACTTTGGTGGATCTGGTCTTCAGAATGGTCTTGTTATTAACAACCTCCACGGTTTCCGTGTTTATGTTTCTAACAACCTTCCCAAGATTGGTACTGGCCCCGGCACTACGGGTACTGCTAACCAGAACAGCAACTACGGTGTCATTGTAGCTGGTCATGAAGCTGCCGTTGCTACTGCACAGCAAATTACCAAGACTGAAAACTATCGTGATCCTGACAGTTTTGCTGACATTGTACGTGGTATGCATCTGTACGGAAGAAAAATTTTGAGGCCCGAAGCAATTGTAACTGCTAAATATAACGCAGCTTAATTGGAGGAAATATAAATGGCTACCGTTGACGTATCCCCAGGAATCCAGGCAGGCACCCACCCCAGCCGTTCGATTCGCAATATGCCTTATGTGATTGAAGCCACGCTTAACTTTGCTACGGCTACTACCACTAAAGGCAGTGCTCTTGCAGCTACGGATGTTATCGAAGTTCTCGACATCCCTGCAGAGTCTGTGGTTCTTTCGGCAGGTTATGAAGTTACTGCTGCTATCACTGGTGATGTTACTGTCGATGTCGGTGTTACTGGCATTGATGCTGACAACTTCATTGATGGTGCTACGCTAGCTGCAGCTACTGCAGTTGGTACGTATGCACAGCAGGCTGCTGCATTCCAGCCTATCATTCTTGCATCAGCAGACACGCTTGACGTTCTGATTGCAACTTCTACTACGGCTATTTCTGCTGGATCTATCCGTGTGTGGGCAGTTGTATGTAGCGTTGCAGATCGTGTTGGTCCCGTTGATGTAGATCGTGACCAATTGGCTTAATAGCTAATGCACTTGGGGGCAGTGTCTTATAAGGCATTGCCCCATTCTTATGTTTGAAATCAATATATCTCCCGGATCTGTCAATGTCCATACTTCAAATGGACCCTTGCCCCCAGAAGAGTGGGCTAAGTTAGCCGCAGATAAAATTATATTTGTAGGACATCAAACTGAAGGTCCGATTAAAGAGCAGGCAATTGCGTATAAACGACATATTCAAAAAGTTGTTGAATACTATATTAAGCAAGCAGTTCTTTCTCATGAAAAACATCTTATTGCAAGGATAAAGTAATGGCAATTTCAACAGCAATGTGTACCTCCTTCAAGAAAGAGTTGCTTGAAGGTAAACACGATTTCAATGCTACCAGTGGTGATTCTTTTAAAATTGCCCTGTATACATCCAGTGCAACACTCGGTGCTTCTACTACAGATTACAGTTCCAGTAATGAAGTTTCAGGTACGGGATACACTGCAGGCGGTAGTGCTTTAACTAACATTGATCCCACGACAGGTGGTACTACGGCATTTGCTGACTTTGCAGATGTCACGTGGTCTACTTCTACAATCACTGCTAATGGTGCATTGATTTATAATACAACGACAGATGCAGGCAGTGGCACTACTAATGCGGTGTGTGTGCTTGCATTCGGTAGTGATAAAAGTTCTACTAACGGTGATTTTGTAATCCAGTTTCCTACTGCTGACGCATCTAACGCAATCATTCGTATCGCTTAATACGGAGTAGCTAGATGGCATCTTCTACACCTGTAGGTGCTATATACGGTATTGGAGTATATGGTACTGATTCGTACAATATTTACGGCATTGGCGTAACACCCGATGGTGTAGAAGCTACTGGCAGTATTGGCACTGTTAATGTCATACAGAATAGTACAACACAAGTAACGGGTGTCTCTGCCACAGGTTCTATAGGCACTGTTGACATATCGCTAAGTTCTACGTTACTTGTGTCTGGCGTAGAGGCAGCAACCACTGCAGGAACAGTTACTTTAAGTACTCAGCAAGTTCTGGAAGTAACTGGCGTAGAGGCAACAGGTACTGCAGGTACACCTTTAATTATTACTAATGTTATTGTCCCATTAACAAGTGTTGAAGGGACATTACAACTTGGATCAGAAGTTACAGTAGCAGGTCAATTTGATTATAGTCTTGTTGTTAATTTTTATGATAGGCGCAGGACTATACTTATACCCCGTAAAGTAGCAAGTACACGTGTTGCGAGGGCTGCATAATGGCATATCAATGGCCCAATAAAGATCCTGATGAAGTGTTAGATTATAGTATGGACTGGTCTAGGTTTCTTGGATCAGCAACTATAACAACAGCTACATGGTATGTAAATGATGCATCTAATGTAAAGACATTATTTACGTCTGGTTTAGTTGTTAATGGTTTGCAAAATATATCACAGACAATCACTAGCCAAGTTGCTACGATACATCTAGGATCAGGTACTGCAAATCAAGAGTACACTATTACATGTAGTATTTTAGATAGTACTGGAAGTGTTGCAGAGCGTGTTGTAAGACTTCGTATTAGGGAACAATAATGTCAGATTATAATTTCTTAGGATTGGTAAATGACGTTAATGTTCGATTTAATGAAGTTAAATTAACGTCTACTAATTTTTCTACGGCTGTAGGATTTTATGAAGATGTTAAGAATGCTATAAATTCATCTATTCAAGACATTAATCAAGAACACTTTGAATGGCCTTTTAATCATAGTAAAGATGAACTGATACTTACCGCTGGCACAACTAGGTATGCATACCCAACAGATGCTAAGACAATAGATATGGACTCTTTCCGTATCAAGAAAAATAGTACGCTAGGTAATGATACTGTTAAACTTCAGATCCTATCGTATGAAGAGTACTTAGAGAAATATTTGGATCAAGAGTATACAAGTGATACAAGTGTACGTGATACTCCCTCTCACGTATTTCGTGCTCCTAGTTTAGAATTTGGAGTAGTACCCTGCCCTGATAAAGCTTACACACTTGTCTACGAATACTACCGTAATACAGTAGACCTTATCAAGTATGACGATGTACCAGATATTCCTGAAATATTTAGGCATGTCATTCATGAAGGTGCTATGTATTATGCGTATCTATTTAGAAGTAATGAGCAATCTGCCGCACTAGCAAAACAGAAGTTTGATCGTGGTGTAAAGAATATGCGTATGATTACTATTAATAGATATGACTATGTAAGATCTACCATGATACCCCAGAATAATCGATATATCTCTACACTACGAGTGTCTTAATGGATCGTTGGAATACCTATGCTTTTGAATTTGCAGGTGGGTTAATATCTAATCTTCCACCACTGCAACAAGGCATTAAAGCTCCAGGCAGTGCTAGGGTATTAAGGAACTTTGAACCTTCTGTTGAGGGTGGATATCAGCGTATTTTAGGATTTAGTAAATACGATACTAATTTTGTACCTTCATATGCTGATGTTAAGGTACAAGGATCTGGGCAAACAGGTAGTACACTAAATGTAGCTAATTTGTATTACACTCCAGTTGCAGGTGAATCATTTACTATTGCAGGCGTAACAGGCACTTACACTATTGCAACAGGTGGTGTATCATATAATAGTACTAATAAAACTGCTACACTGACGTTAACTACAAGTTTAGCTAGTAGTCCTGCTGATTTAGCTACAATTACTTTTACATCAAATACAGGTCTTATTAATGGTCTGGCTGCATGGGAAGGTAAAGTTATTGCAGTGCGTAATAACAATGTGTACTATTCCACAGGCAGTAACTGGACTAAAGTTAACGTACCAAGCTATGGTACTGTACTTATCAATGGTGCAGGTCAAACAGGAAGCAGTTTAGTAGTCGATGGTTTAACTTATGCTCCCCAAGCAGGGGATACATTTACTGTTGCAGGCATTGAAAAAGTATATACGGTACTGTCTGATGCGACAGTATCTTCAGGCGGTGCTACATTAAGCATTGCCCCTTCACTGGCATCAAGTCCAGCAGACAATGCAGCTATTACATTTTTAACTGCTAGTCTTGCTACAGGTAACAGATGTAGATTCTCTAAATATCGTATTGCTACTGTAGAGAAAATAACATTTGTAGATGGTGTTAATCCACCTATGCGTTGGGACGGTACTACTTTTACTGTTGATAATAGTGCAGTATCAGATGTAGTAGGTGCAGAGCATGTAGTGTGGTTTAAGAACCAGATGTTTTATGCTAAGGGTGATAAGTTAGGGTTTACTGCTCCCTATACAGACAATGATTATACTGCAGCTAATGGTGCAGGTATTATTGCTGTAGGTAGTGCAATTACAGGCTTAATTGTTTTTCGTGAACAGCTTATCATATTCAGTCAACGTAAAATAAGTAGGCTTGTAGGTAATACCTTAGCTGACTTTGTATTGCAACCTATCACTGAAAATGTAGGCTGTATTGACACAGATACGATTCAAGAGGTCGGTGGTGACGTTATGTTCCTTGGTCCTGATGGATTAAGGTTACTAAGTGCTACAGATCGTATTGGAGACTTTGGATTGGCTGTAGTATCTAAAGTCATTCAGCAAGAGATGTCTAATGTAATTAATACTTCGACATCGTTTGCCAGTGTTGTTGTTAAAAAGAAATCTCAGTACCGTCTGTTTGGGTACAGCAACACACTAAGTAAAAACAATGCGCTAGGTGTCATAGGAACTCAGATACTTGGAGATCAGACCACTGCTATTGCTTGGTCAGAATTACGTGGATTTAAAGTCTATGTAGCTGATTCAAACTATAGAAATAAGATTGAGGTTATTGTTTTTTCTAATGACACGGGCTACGTGTATAGCATGGAAAGTGGTTACTCTTTAGATGGGGATCCTATCAATGCATTATTCTTTACGCCTTTTGTTCCTATTAATGATCCAAGTATAAGAAAAGCATTTTATAAATTACGATTGTATACAGATCCAGAAGGGAATGTTACAATGAATTGTAATTTAAAATTTGACTTTGATGAGGATGGTGTGATACAACCTAGTAGTATTATACTATCTAACACCGCTACACAAGTAGGTATCTATGGGTATCCTACAACGACATATGGCGTAGCTCGATACGGCACCCGATTAAAGAAAGTATTTGAAACACAGACCATTGGTGCAGGTTTTGTTGTATCACTACAGTTTGACTCTTCAAGTGCTGTAGATCCACCGTACTCACTGGATGCAGCTATTTTGGAATACGCAACATTTGATAGGCGATGAGGTAAACCATGGCAGGTTATACTAGAAATGACACAGGCAATAACATTGCAAACGGTAATGTTATCAATGCCTCGGACCTCGATGGTGAATTTGATGCCCTTGTAGCTGCTTTCCATGCTTCAACGGGACACGTGCACGATGGCACTGCAGCCAACGGTGCACCTATCACGAAGGTAGGACCAGCACAAGAGATCACTGTATCTGGTAGTGCAGTACTTCCTTCTGCTGATAACACTATCGATTTAGGTTCTTCTACCTATGAGTTTAAAGATTTATACATTGACGGTACAGCTAATATTGATAGTCTTGTAGCTGATACTGCAGATATCAATGGTGGCACTATCGATGGTGTTACTATCGGTACAAATAGTGTCGTTACTGATTTACGTGTAGATAACCTAAAGCTCGATGGTAATGTAGTTAGTAGTACCAATACTAACGGCAATATTGAAGTTACTCCTAATGGCACAGGTACAGTTATCATTAGTAAAGTAGCTATCAGTGCAGGTGCTATTGATGCTACAACGATTGGTACTACGACTGCTGCTGCAGGTACATTCACCACATTAACTTCTACAGGCAATACTACCATAGGCGATGCATCCGGTGATACGCTCACTGTTAATGCTACACCTACTATGGCTGTGTCACCCATTTTATCTGATTTAACTGCAAGTAAACCTGTATTCACTGATGCTAGTAAAAAGCTTACTTCATCAGGTACACTGCTTACCGATCAGGGTGGAACAGGTTTAGCAAGTTATACTGCAGGTGATTTAGTTTATTATGCTTCAGGTACAGCACTGACTAAGTTAGCAGTAGGTACTAATAACTATGTGCTAACTTCTAGTGGATCTGCACCTCAATGGACAGCCAATACAGGTACAGGAAATGTCGTACGTGCTTCTTCTCCAACACTTACTACACCAACTATTGGTGCAGCTACAGCTACAACAGTTAATAATGTAGCATTTACTGCACCTGCTTCAACGGCTACATTGACACTAGGTAGTGGCAAAACGGTCACTGTCAACAATACACTGACGTTATCAGGCACTGACAGTACAACGATGACTTTCCCATCGACTAGCACTACTGTAGCTGGTTTGGGTATAGCGCAGACATTCACTCAAGATCAAACCATTGCAGCTAATTTGACATTGAATGGTCAGGGGGATTTACGATTTGCTGATGGTGATTCATCGAACTGGGTAGCTTTCCAGGCTCCTTCCACAGTGGCATCTAATGTGACATGGACCTTGCCTTCAGTAGATGGTTCAACGGGTCAGGCACTGGTAACTAACGGATCAGGGACACTTTCTTGGGCAACCCCCGGTGGAGCCCCCGGCGGGTCTAATACACAGATCCAGTTCAATAACTCCAGTTCGTTTGGTGGATCGGCTAATTTCACATGGGATGGCACGAACGTACAGATAGGTGCGACAGGCGCATTGAGGTTTGCTGATACGGATTCATCTAACTATGTGGCGTTTAAAGCTGCCGGGACGGTGGCATCTAATGTGACATGGACCTTGCCTTCAGCAGACGGTACGAACGGTCAAGTTTTATCCACGGATGGTTCAGGAGTATTAAGCTGGGTCACCGGAGGGGGCGGCGGGTCTGGGTCTTTCACAACCTATACCTACACAGGTGATGGGTCAACCACAAGTTACGCCGCAGAAAGTGGCATCACGGTTGATTCTGTCCTCGTGATGGAAAACGGTGTCGTACAGGAACCTACGCAAGATTACACAATTTCCAGCTCTAATGTGGTGTTTACGACAGCTCCTGCAAATGGGGTTGAGATCCAAATAAGGGTCTTGTCTGGAGGGGGAAGCAGTGGTCCAATACTGCAATCTGAAATTACCATTGGACAAAATCTTACGCTGACATCTGACTACAATGGTTTAAGTGTCGGGCCTGTGGAAGTCACGACAGGTTATGCAATCACAGTACCAACCGGCCAGCGTTGGGTCGTTATGAATTTCTAAAGGAAAAATCATGTCATCTATTGTTGTCAAAGGTAACGCATCTGGGACGGGTTCTGTAACCCTTCAGTCTGCAAATACGAATTCCTCGCTCACGCAAACGCTACCATCTACGGATTCAGTAACGCTTGGCTACCTGAATGCTCCGGCAGTAGGTACTAAGACCGGCTCTTACACACTCGCAACGGGTGATGTCGGCAAGTACGTTCAGGTTGGATCTGGTGGGTCTATCACGATCCCTGATGCGACCTTCTCTGAGGGCGACATCATCAGCATTGCCAACAACACTACGGGAAATATCACGATCACCTGCACGATCACGACAGCCTACATTGCTGGCACAGATTCGGATAAGGCAACGATGACGCTTGCTACCCGAGGTGTTGCGACGATCCTATTCCTGTCTGGTACGGTCTGTATCGTGACCGGAAACGTGAGCTGATCATGACAGGCATCATGCTTAGTTTGCTTGGCGGGAAGGTTGCGCCAACTACTGTGACCGTCAACTTTCTTAACATTGCTGGCGGCGGTGGTGGCGGTTTTAATGGTGGCGGTGGCGGTGGTGCGGGTGGATACCGTTGTAGCGTATCAGGAGAAAATTCTGGTGGCGGCGCATCAGCGGAGTCTGCATTAACGCTTAATTTGAACCAAGCATATACGTTAACAATTGGTGCTGGTGGAACTGGGCAAACAG